AACTACATCTAGACACATCAACAAATGGTTAGATGGTGGGACAGCAAAAGAAGTGGCACAAACCTACCTAGACAAATTGGTCTAGGGGGTTTATAATAAGACTATGCAAAGAGCAAAACTTTCAAACACACAATTTTTCATTCTTTACATTATTTGTTTAATCTGTTTACTATGAACAATCCACAAGCACACAGAAGCACAGAAGAGTTAAAGACAATCGTTAAAGCACTCTCAAAATTAAGACTTCTAAACACACCAGAGGAAGATCAAAGACTTTTCGAGTGTGAGCAGGAGTTGAGAAAAAGAAAAAGAGAAGATGACTTTATCAATGCACACTTTCAAGTAATCACCTATTAATTATGAGTACACTACACCACGAAGACATGCTTTTAGAAATCTTTGACGAGGTACAGGAGAACTTCCCATACCTTGACGAAGAGAAGCAAATCGAAATCGCAAACAACAGATTTCAAGAATTATGTCAATAGACTACAATGAAATCCTAAATTGTTATGAAGGAATTGACGATATTCATGCGTCAACTTCCTTTGAATTTGGGTTAATGAACGATCTCTACTATCAACTTTTTTATAACTATGACAGTTAACAAAGTGGCACACAGTGGGTTTATTTTGATCTCATTGTTGTTTATAATAAGTACATAACAAACAAAGTTTAAAAACTATGTATTCAAAAAAGAGAGTAATCAGACCAAACAACGAAGTAGTTCGTTACTATTGCGATAATGGTTATGGTCTATCAGTTGCCTGTCATGAGCATTCTTACGGAGGGAAAGAAGGTCTTTATGAGATCGCACTTTTAAAAGGAGACAAACTACACTATGACGAAGAGTGGACAGACGTTAGGGGTTGGTTAACCAGAGCAGAGGTTTGGAGTTGGTTGAGAATTGTTTCAGAATATTAAATCATTGTTAAGGGGGTTACAAATACCCCCATTATCCTCTATAATAAACGTATACACCACAACGGAGTTTTTCATGTACACCACTGAACAATTTGACAAGGACGTAGCAGGGTTGAGAGCATTGATTAAAATGTGTGATGATTTGGAGAAGGAGAACAATAAAAAAGCAGATGCCTTGATTAAGCAAATCAACGGCGAAAATGCTTTCTACTGGAGGGCAAACTAATGAATAAGAAATACATCGTTGAAAACCTTGAATTTGATAAGAAATTCAAAAATGAAAAAGAGATAGAGGATCTCAATTTCAAACGGGATAATGCAATCGGTATTTGGGATATTGAAGGCAAAACCGATGATGAGAGAGTTGCTAAACTCTTTGATGAGGTTCAGAATTATATGGGAGTTTATCTTACATCTCTCTCATACTGTAACAACCGACCCCACGCATTGACAGCGTTCAAGTAGACAGTTCGTAAACTGTCACACGGGGACTACACAAGTCCCCGTTATCCTTTATAATAAGTGTATACAAAACAAATTTCAAAATTATGTTTCAAACAGCAATCAACCTCACAGACACACCAAGAACAGAATACAACGGGTGGTCAGATCGGACAACTTGGAATTGCGCTTTATGGATCGGAGGAGATGAAGGTTTTTATAATTTAGCAAAAGATTACAGAAATTACGGGGACTTCGTTAATTTCATCAAAGAAATCTACGGGGACAAAACACCCGACGGAGCAAAGTGGGAGGAAGCAGACTTCACCGAAATGCAAGAGATGATGGACGAATTATAAACTGTCACACAGGGGGTAGCAGTTACCCCCAATTATCCCTTATAATAAACGTATACACAAAAGGAGTTTCATTTATGAATCAAACAGAAAGAATGATAGACAGAATCAAAAACGTTGAAAAGTTCAATGACATTGCTTACCTATGCGAAGATTTTCAATCATTCGTTGATGAAGTTCAAGAGTGGGGAGTCGATCACATATGCGGAGTTGACTTCTTCGGTAAGGGTTTTGAACTTAATCCAGAGTTAGACTACAACCTATTAGATGAGTTCTTCTCTTCTTTCGGTTACACCAAATCAAACCCACACCCAGCAGGGAGGTATGCGTAATGAAAAACCTACACATTGAACACCCCGAAGATACGATCCTTACAGGGGATCTATCTGTTCTTGATGCTTTTGCTGACGGAATGAACAACTCTTATTCCGTGAAGATTGACGGATCACCTGCAATCGTATGGGGAACTGATCCAGAGAATGGAAAGTTTTTTGTTGGTACGAAGTCCGTATTTAATAAGAGAACCCCGAAGGTTAATTATACTGTACAGGACATTGAACGCAATCACCCTGACTTTAATTTGCAATCAATCTTAATACGTTGTTTGCATTGTCTACCCCATACGGATCGAATTTATCAGGGGGACTTTATTGGGTTCGGTGGTTACAGAGATTATAAACCGAACGCAATTTCTTATACGTTTAATCGTGTGATGAATAGTGGAGTTGTGGTTGCACCACATACAGAGTATAAGGGAACAACACTTAAGGACATGAGAGCAGAGGCACTTACATATGTGTTATTGGGGGAGGGTGCAGACTTCATTCAACCTGATGCGTGGTTATCTGAGTTGGGTGCAGATAAGGACATCTCACAGTTAATTGGTTTTGCCCGTCAGATGGCAACCTTAGTTGAGTTCGCAACACCTACCGAAGAGAAACTTTTAAAGAAGGATTTAAACGCATACATTCGTGATGGTGACGAAGTGGTTGCGGAGGAGTTTGCTAACTATCAGTTGGTTAGGTTGTGGTTGTTGGTTAAGGATATTAAAGAACAGTTTATGCTCAGAATGAGAGACAATTTTGATGCGGAGTGCTTCATAGGTAATGAATACATCTCAGGAGAAGGGTACGTCATGGCAGGGGATCACGGAGTTTATAAGTTGGTAGACAGAGAGGTCTTTAGTCATTATAACTTTAATATCATTCGTTCGTGAATACAGCAGTTATGGGGGTTTATACCCCCGTTTTTAAAAATGCGGTGGGAACCTAACCTACAAAGTGTTACGGAAGCGTGATAAATGTTGCATTTTATATACAAAAATTTCCCCAGGTATAGATACAGACAGAAATGAAAACTGAAATCCACTACATGAAAAAAAATCCCGCAGAAATTTTTACCACCATAGAGACTGATCCGACAACTGGGGAATACTACACCATCATACCCGAATGGATAATGAATGACATGAACTGGTATGAGGGAACTGAACTTCGATTTAATATTGATACAGAAGAAGTAATCGTCACAGAGAAAGATGACTAAAGAAAAGAGCTACCATATCTACCTTGAAGACAAGGTTTTATTTAAAAATCTAGAAAGAGAATTATTTGAAATCATATGGGATAGGTTATATGTTTCCTACCATAGAGATGACCTAACCTATACAGAAGTTGATGGAGAACATGCAGATAATATCACTGAACATTCCTATTAGTAAATATAAAGCAATCATTAAACTTGTAAATACTTAGGTTATATGATAAAATGAAAGAGAGAAATTGATATAAAGGTACTTTACAGGAGGATTTATGAGTGGCGACATAGGCATTCACGAAGAAACAATTGTCTTCTATGATAAGACAATGACAGAAACAAAGAAGGTTTTACTTAATTTAAAAGGTATTGAATTAAATTATAAGAAAGGTAAACCGAACAAAACAAAAAAATAACTTCTTATTGACAATGCATAGATAATAGTGTATTATATAATTATAATTGAACTTTAGTATGGCGAAAGGATTTACTGTTAAATCAGCAGCTGCGAAAGCAAAAAAACAGGCAGACACACCAGAATGGGATTACGATAGAGCAAAGAGAATGATAGCAGGTAAGACAGTTGTATTCTGTCTACCAGGTCGAGGAGTATCATATACATTTTTAAAGAACTTTGTCACACTATGCTTTGACTTAGTTCAAAACAAAGCAAGTATACAAATATCACAAGATTATTCATCAATGGTAAATTTTGCCCGATGTAAGTGTCTTGGTGCAAACGTTCTTCGAGGACCAGACCAACTTCCTTGGGATGGTAAGTTAAACTATGATTATCAGTTATGGATTGATAGTGATATTGTTTTCAATACTGAGAAGTTTTATCAGATTGTTTTAATGGATAAGGATATTGCAGGAGGTTGGTACTGTACTGAAGATGGAAAGACAACTTCTGTCGCTCATTGGTTAGAAGAAGATGATTTCCGCACAAATGGTGGTGTGATGAATCACGAAACAATAGATAGTATTAGTAAGAGAAAGAAACCATTTACAGTTGACTATACTGGTTTCGGATGGTTAGTAATTAAGAAAGGTGTCTTTGAACATAAGGAAATGCCTTATCCTTGGTTTGCTCCAAAGATGCAGGTATTTGAATCTGGAGAAGTTCAAGATATGTGCGGTGAAGATGTATCATTCTGCCTCGATGCAAAAGAAGCAGGATTTGAAATCTGGTGTGACCCACAGGTAAGAGTTGGACACGAAAAAACAAGGATAATCTAATGATTGCAATTATCTCAATACTGCTGATAATGGCTATATTATACTTGTTGTTACGGTATTACAATCCACATACTTAACAATGGGAAATTACGGATTTACAATTATATTATGGATCGCAATCGGACTCTTTGTATTCAACAAATGGGAAAACCGCAAAAGAAAGTAGGAGACCGTTACAACGTTCTCCGCAAAGGCAAGGTCATCTTCTGGAATGTGTCAGAATCAGAGATGTTTGATATTATGGAAGACCTTGCAGTTGAGTGTTACTATAATAAGTCACTCACATCACAAGACATCTCTTATGAACCTTATATTGAGGAACCTTTAGACAATGGCTAGAAAAACAGGAATGATGGGCAGTGCTTATATTACTGAGACAAGACCCAAAAAAACTCGTCAAGGGCGGGGAAAACACTCGAAATACGCAGCAACCTCCCGTAACTCGGCTCGTAAAAGATACAGAGGGCAGGGTCGTTAATGTATTGTCGCATCCGACTTCAAGAAACAAACTATCAGGAATACCATAACTATCGGATTCTTGGTAGTTCTTCTTTTGAAAGATGCTTGGAGATATACAAAGACTATATTCTCTATAAGAAGTTTGAAGATACCGTGCCGATATTCCGTGAAGAGTTTGAAATACCTCATACGGACGTAATTGGATATTATGATGGAAATGAATTAGCTGCCTTTACGCTTGCTTATAAATTTAAAAGTGTGAATAGTGTATGGGCAGATCAGTTTGCTTGGAATTATAAAAATAAAAAGTTAGGTTTAGGGCACGTTGCAAATAAGAATGAGATTGCATTATATAAAAGATTAGGTTATGATTACTATTATCTGGGAGAGTCCTCAGATTATAAATCAAAATTACAGGGTTACGAGATTTCTAATTTCTTTGACGAATGGCAAAATTAATCGCTAATTTACCAACTAAAAAGGTATTTGTACGAAAAGAGTATTTGACAGACTTTCAATCAGGTCACGGAGAGTTTGTAGAGGGTTTATGGGTCTGTGCAAAGTCAATACAGGGTCGTGCTTTCTATTTTGAGACGTATTTACCCGAATATGGAGCAATGTATGACAAATTACCCATCTCTGCGTTTCTATCAAGACCAAAAACACCTGATCCTGATATGGATTTGGTGAATTTACAGTTTTGGAACTGTATGGACTATGATTTTACAGTCATTCAGAAACAATTTGTTGCTCCAATGGAGTGGGAAGTACGTACAAGACACTTTGGAAGCGTTAAAGG